GCCTGGGAGATACAAGAACAGTGAGCAGAGCGGGGAGAAAAAAAAGTAAATGGGCTGGCGGCAAATGGGATGACAAACCTCCACCTCCTGAATATTTCACAGAGCTGTTTAGAGTATCAAAAAATCAAATAATTTGGTGTGGTAATTTCTATAATTTACATCCGTCAAGGTGCTGGCTTATATGGGATAAGGTCCAAAGAATAAATCAGGCTGACTGTGAAATGGCGTGGACTTCCTTTGATTCCCCCGCAAGAATATTTACTTATGCGCGCGGTAATTGCCAGGGTTTTAGAAATCCATATCGATTTCACCCTACTGAAAAGCCTATAAAAATATACCGCTGGATACTTCAAAATTATGCAAAGCCAGGCTGGTCTATTCTCGACACCCATGAAGGTTCCGGTTCAAACAAAATCGCCTGCTATGACATGGGTTTTGATTATACCGGGTGTGAACTGGACCCGGACTATTACAAAGCGGCTCAGGACCGGTTTAAGAATCACATAGCGCAAAAAGATATATTTTCCACAGAGGAGTATCAAGAGTTGATATACAACCAAAGGGAAATACTATAATTAGTTGTAACATAGCTAATTATATGATATAGTATAGATCAACAGCCGGGGAGCAAGAGGTTTGGTTCCCTCCGGACCTCCCCCGGCATTTTTAGGATGGTTTGTGGAAAATAGTGATATGTATGCTGTGGAGTCGGCATTCCCGGAAATGTCAAAAGAAGATTAAAGAAAAATTCATGACATAGCCTTTACAGGGGGACATTATGGAATTGGCTATCATGAATATCTATGGTTCGTTCGAAAAGCGATGACAGGAAAAAATTGGATAGAGGAAAAGGATAAATGTGGATAAATGCATTGGCAATATTATTTGTAATAGGAATTGCTCTTATTATATATGGGGTAATAGGTATAGTTTTGCTGGTAATAAAGAAGTGGAGCAATAAGATATTGAGCTCAAACGGATTGACGGGATCTGTGGTATTAGTAAAAATTGACAATATTGACAAATTAGGGTATTATATAATATGAGCGAAAGGCATGACGGACGATACACAAAATATAAACCCGAATATGATAAACAAGCATTCCATCTATGTAAGATAGGTGCTATTGATACTGATTTAGCTGCAGCTTTTGGTGTTACTGAAAGAACTATAAACAATTGGAAAAAAGAGGTTGATACATTTTTTCAGGCCGTTTCAAAAGGGAAGGCTATTTGTGATTTCGAGGTAGTGAAATCTTTGTTAAAAAGAGCTAAGGGATTCAAGGCCAAGGAAACTAAAAAGGTCTATGAAGTCGTGGAAGGCATAAAAGATAAGCTTAAAGAGAAAACAGATATTGAAAAGCACTATCCCCCTGATGTAAAGGCGGCTATACATTGGCTGAACAATCGCCGGTCGTCAGAATGGCGTAATAAACAGGAATACGATATCCATGAATGGACTGTAATTGGTCCCGGAGTAGAAGAGGAAGAGAAGTACAAGCCGTATGAAGAGGAAGAATAATGAGTATATATATAATAGTAATATCACTTATTGTATTCTTTGGGTTGTTGTTGTTTATATTGGTAGCATGAATGGCAGGAATTGACCTATCAAAAGTCTATAATTTCATCAATCCAGTATACAGACCGTACCTCAGAGATTACCGGATGTTCCAAATATACAAGGGGGGCGGATCTGCCGGGAAAAGTTGGTTCATAGCCCAGAAAATCATATACAATACGATAATGCTGAAAGGATATAATGGGTTGTGCCTCCGGAAAGTAGCTGCTAATAATCATCAATCCACGTTTGCAGAGCTGCTCAAATGTATCTATGAATGGAACCTGGAGCCTGTATTCAAGATCAACGAATCCAAAGGGGCGGAAGAGATCACTTGCCTATCAAACGGGAATCAAATTTTGTTCAAAGGGCTAGACGATGTAAAGAAGCTTAAATCGATTACGTTCCGGACAGGGCCGTTGGTATGGGTATGGTTTGAAGAGGCAGACGAATCGGAAGAGGTGGATCTGAATCAAATTATAGTACGCCTTCGCGGAAAGTCAGATTTGAAAAAACAGATTTATATATCATTCAATCCGGTAGATGCGGATCACTGGTTGAAAAAGAGATTTTTTGATATTCCGATCTCCCCCGGGGGAGGATTCTCATTATCTACTACATACAAAGATAACCGATTTCTTGTACCGGAGGATAGAGCAAACCTTGAGGCGTTCGAAGATCATGATTACTATTTCTATAAGGTATACTGCTTGGGTGAATGGGGATCAATCCGGAATACGACTATTCTGTCAAACGTGACGGTTAAGGATTTCGATATCATCGAGCACAATTTCCACAATATCCGCCAGGGCCTGGACTTCGGCTTTGTCCATGCTCAGTCACTCAATAGGTCCGGGTGGTATGACGGGGACCTGTATATCTACCATGAGCTGTATGGCAAGCGGATTGTGAATAAGAATTTCATCAACCTGGCTAATCAGTGGGGATGGCGGGATTATCATATAATCGCAGATTGTGCGGACCCTGGGAAAATAACCGAATGGGGTGATGAAGGATATGGTATATCCGGGGTATCAAAACAAACTGGGGAATCAAGGCTAAGAGCGACATTTTTCCAACGGATCAATAATATCTATATCCATGCTACAAATTGCCCTAATACAGCCAGGGAGTTTAATAGGTGGAAATTCCGGGAATTGAAAAACGGTACAGTATTGGAAGACCCTGTTGAAGTCAACGACGATTCTATCGCCGCGGTATCATATGGAAATCGAGAGTTTTTCAATAATTATTCAGATGAAGAGTATAGCCCATTTGGGAAAAGGAGAGTGATATAATCCCAAATTTTAGCTGACTTGCATTACAGCCACAAATAGAGTATTATAACCAATATGAAGATTACCGACGTGATAAAAAGATGGCAGAAAGATTATGATAATCTCAAACCACATCAGATATTAAAAAAGAATACACTCCGGAAAAAGATAGCTGCTATGAAAGAGGGGGAGAGGGATATTACAATCACCCCTGAGAACGGACGCCGGTCATCAGGCAGTGAAAACATTGCATCCAATAATTATACATCCTATGCCAGTCAGGTCAGGGGTGTCTATGATATGTACGCAGCGAAGACATCATATGGCGGGGAGCTCCTGGGCGGCCTTGTATATCTCCGGGTGGCATTCCTCGGCGGGGAAGGGATAAGCTTCCAGGCAGAGAAACCGGCAACCGCCAAATTTATAGAATCACTAATCAAAGTTAATCGCCTTAACGGAATGAACCATATTAATATTGTGAAGATGGAGGAGATGGAGGGGCAAGCCCTTTTACTGGCCAGGCCTATTCAAAATGACCTTGCCTGGGTTAATGATGGCAAGCCCTACGTGGGTATACACCCGGTGCTATGGGCTAATACTAATTATACTGCCGTGATTTCGAAAGATAATCCGAGACAATTAGATAGAGTGTTTATAAAAAAAGATATGGAAGAAAAAAATATTGCGAATACTAAAAATATTGCATGGATAGCCACAGGGGGAACCATAGAAGATCCCACAAATTACACTCACAAAATACATAGGGTCCTCACTCAGATTGAAAATGTATCCCGGGCAGCATTTGACCTAAGGAAATCATCTCATTTATTTGGGCACCCCACCCCTGTATGGGAGTTTGACTGGAATGATCCCACAGCCGACAAGGGAGCTAAGGCTATAATCAAGGAGACTGATGGGGCAGACTGGGAACCCGGGAGGACCTATGCTGGGAAAGCAAAGCATAAGTATGTTACAATACCCGGGGATGGCGTTGTCTTCCCGAAAGAGGATATTCTCAATAACATGAGATTCATATCAATGACCCTGAACCTACCGATCCACTTTCTATCCTGGCCTGACCTGATGTCAAACCGGGCCACTGCTGAAAATCTATTGGAAGTAATTACAGCAGGAACCAAAACGGAAAGATTACTATTGGAAGAGTTATACACTGAAATTATTCATAAATCAATGCATATCGCTGTTGAAACTGCTATGGAAAAAGACAACATCATAGGCGATTTCGAGATTAAAATACCTATGGTCTCCATTGCTCAATTACAGCATATTGCCTCTGTATGGTTGCCACTGGTTGAAAAAATGATGATACGCGAATCAACTGTTAGAAATATGTTACCAGGAATAGACCCTACAGCAGAAGAAAAGGGATTGGAAAAAGAGAAAAAGAAGAGAGAGGAAAAAAATGGTACCGATGAGAACGCAGCAGAGCAAGACGGCCCTGGAGCAAATGGTGAAATACCTCCACGCCGAGATCCCGACACGGACGATGATTGAAATAGGTAGTTATACCGGGGATTCTACGGTAATATTTGCAAAATATTTTGACACTGTATATACAGTAGACCCATGGGAATCAAATATAGGCGGGATCACAAATAGTGTAAATATGAGGGATGTATACAATATTTTTTGTAGGCAGATATCAGGAAAGAATATTATCGCTATTCGTGACCATTCAAGTAGGGTATATGATTTGTTTGAAGATGAATCCGTTGATTTTGTATACATTGACGGCCTGCATACCTATAAGGCAGTTATGGAGGATATAAGGCATTATCAGAGTAAGGTTCGGCCAGGGGGGTACCTGGGGGGCCATGATTATCATAGGATGAAATTCCCAGGTGTAGTGAAGGCGGTGGATAAATGTTTTGAACATGAGCAGGTCCATACGTTCAGAGACACATCATGGGCAGTGAGGTTATAATGATATTAGTAGCAAATTCACAGACAAATTCAGGAAAAGGATCTCCAATATATGAGGGTACTATGATATTGACAAATACCGAAACCGGAGAGCCAATCTATCTACCAGGAGAGTCTGGGAAAGTAGAGAGCTGGACTATAGGTTTATTCATCGCGACAGGTTCAGGCAAAATACAATACACGTTTTCAAGTAGAGACAGTGTTGTTGCAGGTGGGGGAAATTGGCGTGATTGGGATCCGGGTGTTGTAAATTCATCAAATGACAATGTTCTCTATCCGGTAACGGCAGTCAGAGGGGTGTGTACCTCCGGGGAGATAACGGTAGAGGTGCTTGTATCATGAGCGTATCCAAAAACCAACCCGCACCAGCCAACCCAAACCCTACCGGATTAGAAACCGTAGGATTTACCCCACAAGTAACTCCCCCGCCCTATGTCGAGGGGCGGCTATTCTATGACAATACACACAAAACAATTACGCTGTATCCTGACAAATCAAATGTTGCCCTGCAGGTAGGGCAAGAGGTCTACGTCAGGGTTATCAATGCGTCTGGTAGCAAAATCAATAATGGCCAGGCCGTGTATATCAGTGGCGCAAATGGTCCAGGGTTACCGGAGGTGTCTCTTGCCCAGGCTAATAGCTTAATCACGTCATTGGTTTTGGGGCTTGCTACACATGATATCGAAATTGATGAGACCGGATTTATAACGGTTATTGGTAATGTCGGACAGGTTAATACCTCGACCTACACCGCCGGGGATAGATTATTTTTATCTCCTACAGTACCTGGCGGATACACGACAACAATCCCAACCGGTACAGATTATATTATACAGATCGGTATTGTGATTGTTGACGATGCAGTAGGGGAAATACAGGTACAAATTATACAGACAGGAAGGGCGGAAGTTACCCAGGCAGAGATATGGGTAAACGATAATACCGACCAAACTGCTATAGTCAATGTTAATGATTGGGAGCAAATTGTCCAGATTACACAAACAGGTGAAATTCTTGGGTGGACTCACAATGGAACAGGGACGCTGACGGCAGGGTCCATGGCTGCCGGAAAATATACAGCCACTTACAGTATAAGCAGTCAAGCCATATCACCTGGAAAAACATATGAAGTAGCCTTAAGCATTAATGATGTTATTATATCAAAAACAAAATCAACAAGAAGGTATGCATCTGGTGACGTTGGTAATCAATGCGGGACTGGACTAATAAATATAGCTGCAAATGATGAGTTGAAAGTGGAAGTGCGAAATATCACAGACGATATAAATATACTGATTAAAGATGCGAATCTTAATTTGCATCTGTTAGAATAAGGAGAACAGAATGGCAGAAAAAACAGGACCCAAACCCAGGGAAAATACAGACACAGAAAACAAGGCAATGACTACAGCCTCATTCAAAAAAGTACCTGAAAATAAAACAATATCTTTGAGTAATATTATACCAGTTCAGAAAGATATGAATGAAGCGACAATCAAGGAAATATTAGGGTAATGCAAAACACTATAATAATCTCTCACAGAATACAGGCATTCACTCAGGATGATATAATCAGGAGATTGCCAGCAGGTGTTCTTAAAGAGATTAAGAGAACAGACGACCACCCGTTTTTCCAGCTATATAGTATTTGTCATGAAGGGGTGACCACTCCCCGGATTATCGGGGAGGGTGGAGTTAAAACCCACTGGCTCCGGAAGGCGATCCAATCAATAAAGGGGAAGATCAAAAAAGGATTAAAACTTTTTCGTGGGCATAATGAAGATAGTTCCCATGAGAACCGGCCACCCTTGGGGGAGGTCATTACTTCCTTTGAAGAGGAGATCAAAGGGGATCTTCACCATTGTGTAATTACTTATCATCCCCCTGATGTTGCCAAAGAAGCAAAAGAATGTGACATTTGCTCACAGGAAGGCGTGTGGGAATTCGTGAAAAAAAATGGGAAATTATTTGCTGATAAACTGGTGGAGATTACCGGGATAGCAATTGAAAAAAGCAGCAATGAACAGCCTGCATTTGAAAATGCAAGACGGCTTGCAAGTATACAAGCATTTGAACCGGATGAACCGGATAATAATAATGAACCCAGGAAAGGGAAGAAGGATATTATGGAACCGATTACGTATCACGATTTTGTAAAAACAGTAAGAGATTTGAATATTCATCCAAGTCAATTATATTCATGGGAGCAAGTAATAAAAGATAATGTATATGCCCCGAATATACAGGAAATGGAAAAATCAAAGATAGAATTGGATGAAAAAATCAAAGAAATCGAGAAACTCCAAAAAGAAAAAGAGACTTTGATTGCTGAACAGTCAAAGGGGAATGCCGGGAATGTATTTAAGAAAATCCTTGATACACCGGGAGTTGTGGGGAGTCCTACAGTGAAAACATATATTGAAAAAATGTTTGAAACTGACCTGGAGACCATGGCAGATGTATCTGAAAAATCGTTAAAAGAATACATCGAGAGAGCAACAAAAAGCTATCAGGTGGCAGCGGAAGTAAGTGGGGTAATTGAAAAAGAAAAAATTGACTTACCTCCCGGAACACCGCTAGGGGAGAAACCGAAAGATAATGACTACAGTTCCTCTGAAATAAACCCTTTACTGGGTTAGATAGAATAAAAAATCAGGAGGTCAAAATGGCCTTTATATTACAGGATAATCAGATTTATAACGAGTGCCTGAGCATTACGCCAGGTGTCGCAGTGAATAAAGGCGATATCTCTATACAGGGGGATGTTGCCGGTCTATGGATGACCGATTCAGACCCAGCCGATGGGGAAACACCCACACAACCGGTTTTTGTCTACAAAATGAGACAGGTTACCGCACCTAAACGGGCCGGTACCGGATTTGCCATCGTGGCCGGGGAGAGATTGTACTACAACGTTTCTCTTGATGCCGTGGAGGGTAGTGTCATCGGGGTTATTGGGACGGACAGCTATTTTATCGGGTGGTGCAAAGAGGGAGCCTCGGCATCAGCAACTACAGTGCTTATGGAATTTGACGGCACACGATACGATCAGGTAGCATAAGGGGGTATATATGTTTTACAATATTGCAGATCACATAGAGGGCTTAGCGGATTATATGCAGTTTACCCACATGGGAGCTGTCAGAGGATATGGTTATGGCGGGGGAGTTGTCGATAAGAAAGGTGCAGCTCTCACCCGGAACGCTTCGGCTGAATGTGTTCAACATGCTATTCAGGCATTCATGCAGGTACCGTATGATTACAAAAATGCTGTTTTGAAAAGGGATGTTAAGAAATTACAGGCTTTCGGAGTGAGTACCGATTTTGAAGTGCTGACGAAAGATTCATTCAACGTAACTATTGAGTCAGATAATTTTGACCTTGGGTATGAGATGGCCTTTAAAGGAGTCCCTGTCGGAGCAGGTCAGGACAAATGGGAAATATATGACGTTCAATCAGGATTATCGTTCAGGAAAATTGAAGAAGGCGGACGTATAAAAATCGATGGCATGTCCGGAACTGTAGTACAGGCCGGTACTGATTACTATGGTGGGGCAATCGGTTTTACCGATCAAATGATCCGGTTCCGGAAAGTGGCGGCTATGCTGAGCTTAGCCACAGAGTTCAGGAATAAATTCTGGACAAACAAAGCAGCAAACCATTATACTCTCCTGGCAGCTGCCGGGGCGTTGCCTGCAAATATTATTGCTCAGCAGGGCGTTGCTGCCGATGGGGTTACCCGTAGGAACTTGCTTACAATCAATGAAGCTGCCTTCCAGTTGGGAGACAGAAACAAAGACAAGGGTTACGGTGATACGGCAACAGCAGAATTGATTATCTATGCCAATCCAGGGGATGAGGCGGCTATCGAGGCGGCATTTGTTGTTACAGCGGCCCAGCTTGTAGGGTCCCGTGAAAACGGTACACCGATTACGAAAAGAAGGATTAGAAGAATATACACTTTTAACTCAGCCATAGCTCCCGGGGCTCCACTGATGATACTTCCTGGACAGAAAATGCAGAAAGCGGACATCATGAGCCCAACCACATTCAGGGCACCAATTGATCCACTTACCTTGATGTCCTGGCAGTCAGTCTGGGCAATCTACGGGGCGGTAATTGCGGACACTGATCAGGTTGTGAAATTCACGATTGTGAGATAGAGGATATGTCATTAACCGTAGGGGTGAATTCCTGGGCGACCGTCGCCGAAGCAGACAGCTATTTTGCTGATATGTTCGGGCGGTCTGCCTGGGCTTCATTTTCAAACACTGAAAAAGAATCACTGTTAATAACTGCATACCGGTTCATTAACCAGAACTCGGATATTTCTATCCCTGCCGATAGTACTGAGGATAAAGTAAAATACGGACAATTTGAGATGGCCTGGTATCTGTATGGATACTATGACAC